CATCATGGGGCTACGACCAGACCAACATTGAATTTTTCAAGGTGGTCAAGGTCAGCGAGTTTTCAGTCTGGATTCAGGAAGTCGGCAGCAAGATTGTCGAGGTTACTGGCTGGGCGCACGAAAAGGTTGTGCCAACTGATTCTTCTGAGTATCAGGTAAGAAACTGGGACAATGTTCCAGATGTATTCGGAAATGTGAACGCTTACATCACCAAGACTCACCCAATCCAACGCAAGAAGATTCAGACCTACGGTGGCGGTTACGGTGTAAGCCTTAACTCATTCTCATCGGCTTGGTTATGGGATGGCAAGCCAAAGGAAGCAAGCCACACTCACTAAATGATTGAATATCTAACCAGGGTATGATATAATTAGATTGTTCTTAGAGAGGAGAACGAAATGACGATTCAAATAGAAAGCAGCGAGTTGTTGGACTTCGTTGAATATGTAGATACTTTCTACAATCCTGTGTTCGGTGTTTACCCAATCAAGGGTGTAACAGTCAAGAAAATTACAAAAGCAATCAAAACTTACATCAGCACAATCACCGAAGAAGGTGTCTGGGTCGGTGGAGATAGCGTTGATAGAGAGAGAGTCAGAGACATCATCTTGGCTCAAAATCCAGAATGTGAGGTGGCAGCATAATGATAAAGAACTGCGATGATTGTGGAAAGCAATTTAATATCTTCAAAGAAGGCTACGGTCACCAATTCTTCGTGGTTTGCGGAGATTGCTGGGCAACTGAAACCAAGCGCCGTGAAATCGGTGGCGTGTTCACCAGAGGAGGCAAGTAAATGACGGTCATTGCTGCCTGGATTGACGGATATTCTAACGCTGGCTACAAGATTAAAACCGAATCAATCAAGAACGAACTCGCATCATTGCAAAAGCGTTATCCAGAAAAAAATTACCAACTGCTCCGCCGTGGCGGTAAGTGGTTCATCGTGGAAGGGGAAAAGTAAATGGGTTACACACATTATTGGACAATCAAGGAAGAACTCACCCGAGAAAAATTCATCACCTGGGCTGAGGGCGTGAAGGTCATTGTCGAAACTGCGATTGAGGCGGGAATCCCGCTTGGTAACGGAATCGGCGAAGATGCTCCAGAACTTTCAGACAATGTTGTTGCCTTCAATGGTGCAGGAAACCTCGGTGTCGAGACATTCGGACTCACCATTGACGATGAAGGCTTTGATTGCTGCAAAACTGGCGGAGCGCCTTACGATGCAGCGGTGACTGCCAGCCTCATCCATGCCAAGAAAATCTTTGGCGATGCCATTGAAATCAAATCAGATGGCAACTGGGATAACTGGGAAGGTGGGCGTTTGCTTTACGAAACCGTTTTCGACATCCAGCCAGAATCGGTCCTTGCATGAGCGCACTAGAACAATTACAAAGAGAGCGCCATCAGCGCTGGCTCAAGAATTGGAGCGAGCGCCTAGCGTGTTGCCTCAACTGCGATGAGGAATATACCGATGCTCAAATAATCGTGGTCAATGAAGAAAAGTCATGCCCACATTGCAAAGAGCCAGAGCATAAAATGTATTACTACTGCGAGGAGCATGGGTCATCGGACGATGACTGCGAAAGATAGGTCCGTGTAGATTCCATCAAATTATCAACTGTGACTAAAAATCCTGTTGATTGGTTTGGTGGAATCTCGCAATTTATCCGTCTGCCGAATCTAGTGCAAGCATCTTTGAGGACCAGGGTAGGGACGATGAGAACTGTTCCTTCAAGGTTAAAAGCCCAATGCGAGGCTTTGGTAGCCAATAGCCCCGATGGATACCAGCCCTCAGTATTATTCGACCAGCAATAAATCTCAATGTATAAATTGCCTGTTTCTTTCCATCGCCTATCGGTTTTTACCTCAACTGTTTCAATAAGGTGAGCGACCATTTCCTCACCCGCTTGACCAAAACGAAAGTCTAAATCCCAATCGGAGTTTTTCATAGTGTCCACGGATTCGACTGAGTGAATGAAAGAGGCGAGATAGGTGCATGTACGGTCTTGTTCTCGTATAGCGCCAAAAGGATTGCTTCGGCTCGGTCTGGAGAATGAACTCCGCGCTTCTTCATGTCTATCTTTGATTCAATCAGCAAGCGACCCGATGAATCGGATTTAAATGTCGGTCCTGCCAACTGCGCCAATACCGCTCTATCCACATCCAGGCGTAATTCTTGTTTTTCGTCTTTTGGTTGCAGCATTGAGCGGGTATTCCACCACATCTCGGCGCGTTGATTCTTGAACTTGGCTTGGTCTTTAGGTCGCTCTGCCACATTGACCCCGATAACCAAGGCTTTCAACTGTCGCTCTTTTACCCATCTATCCAATAACGATACGACTCCCCATCCAACTCCGATGGTATCAATCTTGACTCGTACCACATCTGGTACGCCTCTGGTTTTATGCTCGGCGACTGCTTTCTCAATTTCTCCAATAATCACACCTGCGACATCAACGGCGTTCGCATTAGCCTTGCCAGATGAGCGGTGAGTAATCGAGACTTTGTATCCATCTGCCTTTGCGATTACGAATTCATCTCCGCCATCGGATGCAATATCCACTCCGAGACGAATAACTGCGGATTCGAGATAATCTTCATTCTGTGTTGCCTGTTCTGCCCAATGGTAGGGAATGACTTTTCCTGTTCCCGATTGTGGGAACCGAGCATTTACACGGGCTTCAACAAATGGAGAATCCTCACCGAATTCGCTGATTACATCATCAACCCAACTCTGGTCTACTAGGTGCGTAGCGACTGAGTGAGCCTCTACATGGGGTGGGCAACTGCGGCATTGACCAGTTTCCTCACCCGTGAAGTTAGGCGTGTCGTAAGCCCCGATAGGGATGTTTTCATAGATAGGTGAATTGCAGATGCGCTCGAACCATGTCTGCTCTTGGTCTGTCGGTGGGTTACCCAATACTAAGAGGCGTGTGTGTCCACCCGTCATAAGGGCTTCTAAGGCGCTGCCAATCTTGTCCGAGATACCGCCAGCCTCATCTACTACTACGAGCAGGTGAGGTGCGTGGATACCTTGAACTGCCGCTTCATTGTTATCGGCTGGTCTGAATCCATAGGCAACTACCGTGTCGTCCATTTTCCACTCAGTAGTAAGAATCTCTCCAGGTAATTCGTGAGCCATGTGAACTCGGCGAATCTGCGCCCACATAATGTTTCGAACCTGCTTAAAAGTGGATGCTGTAGTAATCGCAATCGCTGTACCAGGCGGGTGAACTGAAATCCACCATGCAACGGCTCTAGCGGCTAAGTGAGACTTTCCTGGTGCGTGGCAAGCGGGAACTGTCGTTCTCTTATTGTCTCGAATGGACATAAGAATCTCGCGCTGTTTAGACCAAAGTGTTTCGCCTAATCCTTCTTCAATAAATCCAACTGGGTCATTCTCATATCTTGCCCAAGGGTTACTTATCTCAGCATCAAGGATGACCGATAGCGCGTACTTCTCATCTTCATTAAGCGATAGGTAAATCTTTGCTCGTTCTTCGGGCGTGGCATTGAGAACGAGGTCTACAAGCCGTTCACCCATCTCTACCTCTTTCGAATTGCTAAGACTTTCGCAATCTTGCTTTCAAGTTCGCCTATTTCAACCTGTATCTTAATAGGTTCCCCATTGGTTCCACCAATCTCGACCCTATCGGTCTTTCCGAACTCCTCTGGCATCTGGCGCTCTAACCACCATGCAGCCGCTCTCCAGTCACCATCGTTACCGCTCTTTGCTATAACGGCAACCTTTTTGGTTATCGCCTCGGCTTTTGCCCGTTCGACTTTATCAAGAAATTCAAGAAATATAACCTCAGATGGATTGTTCTTTGCACCTTTGACCAACTTCAATCTCTCGCGCTCTGCCAATCCTCTGTTTATCCATGAGTAAAAAGTTTGATTGGATACCCCTGCTGAGGCAACTGCTACTCGAACAGGTGTTCCAATTCTGATGTAATCTAAAAGTGTCTGCTCTAGGTCAGGTTGAAGTAGCGCTGTCTTGCGCCCAACCGTTTTTGCTGGCTTGGCTGGCTCTTTCTTTGCAACTGCGCTCATAGGATTATTCTACCTCCGTTATACATGCTTCCAATGGTATCTGAAGCAACTCAGCAATGTCGGTCCAGCCGTATATGGTGTTAGCCCATGTATTCAAATCCTCGGTGTGAACTCTCATGGAGTGTGTGCCTACCCGAATGTTGGTACGCCCAATCGGATTGTGTCCAGGCTTGGTCTTTCCGCCTGAAAGAATCTCAGCGACTTCTTCCCTGGAAAATCCCGTTCCCTTTGTACTCGTACTGGTCAGTAACTTATTAAGGTCACCAGAGTCATAAGTGGCAAGGTCTGAAGTGCGGTTATCAACGATGAGGATTTTAATTTCTTCAATTTCGTCTACATCAATCCAATGAACGGCTATCTTCTCCCAGCCTAATTGAACTGCTGCCTGAAGTGTGTGATTACCCGACACGCAATGCTTCGTAGGGCGATTGACCACGATTGGTCGGTATTGCCCCATGGTTGAAAGGGACTCAATGATTGCCCCAATGTCGCCTTCCCGCGGATTAAGCGGGTGTGTCTGTATTTCGTTCACAGATACGGTTTCTACATCCTCGGGTGAACTCTCTGAGCGCTCCTCAATCCGTTCTGGCTTTTCCATTATGCGCTCTGGGAATCCTAAGCGCTCTTTAATCCCAGCGTTGGCTTTGCTCTTTGTCTTGCCGAACTCCTCGTAAAGTTGCTCTTTCCACGCATCGTAGGCATCTTGCTCAACTGTAAATTTCCACGCGGCTATCTTTACCTCGGGGTCATCTTTAAGGTTCCCAGAGGTTCCCAAAGGTTCCTTTTGGTCACCTGATATGAGGCGGTCTAAAGTCTCAACCTCAGATGCAGTAAATCCTGTGCCATCCAACTCAGGGAGCGCTTCAAGAAGGCTTTTGAGAAGTGGCTCGTTATATCCAGCAAGGTCAGTTAAACGGTTGTCGGCTAGAACTATCTTCTTTGCTGTGTCCTCGTCTACATCAACGAGAACTGCTTTTATCTTTTTCCAGCCTAGTTTTTTTGCCGCTTTAAGAGTGTGATTACCTGCGAGAACATACTTGGTACTCGCTTGAACCACGATAGGGCGATACTGACCATGAGCAGTAAGCGATGATGCAATGGCATCAATGTCTCCTCGTCTTGGATTCGTTGGATAGGCGGTCAGCGAACTGATTGCCACACTTTGAATGTTTCCCGTCTGGATATTGGCTTTCACTAATCCCCCTCATAAGTAAAGGCTAAGAACTCTTAGGTAAAGGATTAGATAACGGGTTTTGCTGGACGACCACGGCGGCGGATTACTTTGCCATCTGCATCGTACTCAGGGGTACGGTCAATATCATGGCGGATGATTTTGTAAATCAACTGCTCAGATACTCCCATAGCCTTTGCAATCTCTTTGTAAGTAATTCGCTGTTTACGAAGTCGGAGAATCAACTGCTTACGGCGCTTACCAAGGTCAGAAATCTGGTTTTGGTGTTCACGCATCGCATCAGTAATCATGCGAACCTCTTGAAGTCCACGACCATCTAATTCTTCAGCCGTCTGTGTGTCGCTCATTTTGTCTCTCCTTCGAAGATTTGTGTCCAGTCAATACCGTCATCGTTTTTGTTAAATAACTTCTTATGTTTTTCTATCGTCTCTATCTCTGCGCTCATTTTTGCTTTGTGATAAGCAAGTGCATAGCCAATGAAGATAGGTGCGAATAATACAAGAGTAGTAAATAATCCTACTACAGTCAAAATTAAGTTCCAGTTCATCTTTTCCCCTCTTTTCTTGCCCCTCGTATGTAAAGCACTAAAGAATTTCTATCATTCTGCGGTGTTAAGAAAATCAGGGATTTCATGTACTTAGGTGAGTCATCTGGCAAAACACCCGCATCCACAATTCCATCTATCGCCGCTTTTACTGCTGGGTTACACGCTCCGACATCTTGAAGGCGACCTCCCTTTTGATGAGGTTCAACTGTGACTGAAATCCATTCCATCTCTGGCATTTGTTCTGATTTTGCCAGGATATGAAATGCTGAGCGCCAGGTCTTGACCAACTCAGCCCTCTGCCACCTGTTGCCAGCGCGTTCGCCGTTGGTCGTCCAAGGGCGCTGAGCCAACTCAAGTCTGTAGACAAGTTGTTCGTGTTCATCAATCCTGCATAGGCAATCCA